ACATTGCGCCCGGTGTTGTAATTCCAATCATGTGCGGTGGAACTCTGAACATTCTTGCAACTTCTTCAATCGCTAACTTGCGACTGTCTAACATCTGCGCTTCATCAGGGTTGATGCCAGTCTTAACAAACTTTGCGCCACCAGTTAGCAGACCAGTTCTATGTGCCTTGCGCCATCCGTTGTGACGAGAGTTAAACCCATCAACTAATTGTTTTGCCTGATCGCTGTTTAGAGCTTGTGGCGTTTCGATGATTCCCTGAGTTGTTGCACCTTGTCCAAAGAAACGTGAAGCAAAAGATTGCAAGGCACTAGACAAACCTAAGTTGTCTTTCAGTTCTGTAACGCGCGACATTCCGCGCAGTTCGCCTGCCTTGCGCATTTCAGTAATCTGAATCATGTCGCGCTTAGAAATTGCAGTTTCGTTGTTGCCATCAACGATGTATTCAATCTCGCGATTTACTTTGTTGCGCTGTACCGTTACTCGTGTTGGGTCTATTACGACAAGGTTTATGACCTGACCAGAGTTATCTCTAAACACTCTGATGAAAGCGTTGCCATCTAGCAATAAGGAAATCAAAACCTGTTGATAATGTTCTGAACGTAATAGGTCTACGTCTGGTCTTTGAATCCAACTAGGTTGCGGTCTGTAAGGTACGCGGTCACCATCTATCCTGCGGAACGCATCAACTGGAAGTGTTGAGATGGTGTCTGAAATCAAAAGTACGCAGGCATAGAAAGCGTTGATCTTTATTGCTTGGTTCTCGTCAATGTTTGTGCCGGCTTCAGTTGTGAATGCAAATGAATCACCTGCGCCCCAAACAGATTGAAAGCTAATCGCACGTTCTTCTTGGTTGCGACCTGTTAAATTTCCTAGCATTATTGACCCTTCTCAAATGCAATACCAACCAGCAAAATACTTATGCCAGCTGCGACTATGCCTAGTGGCAGGATGAACAAACCTAGACCTAGTGAGATTGTTGCTAGACCAACCACTTGCAGGATAGACGGGATCAACGCAACTCCTAGAAACTAAAGAACTGAGGCACAACGGGTTCTTCTCTGGAAACAGTTGCCCTATCAAATCCTATGATACTAGCAACTGCCGCATCTATCTTTCGTGGCGAACCGCGATGTTCTTTCACAATGCGTGGCCCTAGTCTGTCGGTCTTAACAACTGCGTTCTGTAAGTGTCTTAAAAGTAGTGGGTTGCCATCATGCGATAATTTTTTGCCAACAACAGCATCCCAAAATTTACTGCACGCCGGCACCATACGCGCCGGGGAAGTCGAAGGCCACTCAACAATTGGGAATCCTGCTTCATCTAAGACCTGCATTGTGCGTTGCCATCTGAACGGATCGCAAGCAATTTCTTTGACGTTATGTGTGCCACAAAATTCAATGATGGTGTTTTCAACGTCAAGAATGTCCACGCGCCAATCATCCTGATCTTCAGGTTGCTTCTCCCACGCCTTAACCATAAAGACATAAGGCTGTTCTTCACAGGTGACACCGACAATCACAGAAGCATCACCAGAGAAAGAACCATCGAAACCTAAGACAACTGGAACTTCTGCATCAACGGTGCGCCTGACTTCTAGTTGTTCCCATGCACCGTTTGGCAACCACGCGGTTTGACTGCTCACCCATTGGTTGCACCGCTTAGTTCTGAACTCCGCTTCTGGCGTTCGCTTGACCATAGCTTCAAAATCTTTGGGATCATTCAAATCACCAAAGGCAGGGTTTGCTTGTTTCCAAGTTTCCTCTAGATGGTGATCTGCTTCCGCTTCTGCTTCCCACCATGCCATAAAGAAACTGGTATCAACTATTTCTTTTTGCGCTACTCGCTTGCCGTACTGATAAAGGCTGTAAGCAATTGAATCTTGTCCAGATGAGTCTGCCTTTACGCCTGCGGTTGTGACACCGATAAGCATTGGCTCACGTCTTGCACCCATTCCTAGTTGCATAACGTCAAACAGTTCGCGATTTGGTGCGGCGTGTAGTTCATCAAAGATAACCATTGTCGGACTCAAGCCTTCTTTGGTAAACGCTTCACTTGATAGAACGCGGTACACAGAACCCGTATCAGGAACTTCAATTGCATCTCGATAGACGTTGCAAAGTTCTGCAAGTTCTGGTTCCGCCTCAATCATTCTTTTGGCATCAGCAAAAACAATTCGTGCTTGATCTTTGTCAGCTGCACAAGAATAAACCTCGCCACCGGCAGGCCCCATAATTAGCGACCACAAACCAATGCCAGAACCTAATGCGCTTTTGCCGTTCTTTCGAGCCATACCAATTAGTGCGGTACGGTGTCTAAACTTTCCATCAGTACCGACTGCAAACAAATGCCTAAACAATTCATGTTGCCAATCGCGCAGTTGCATCTTGTCACCTGCATACCCGGCGACAGTTTCTTTGGTTTGAATCGCGAACGTGTCAATGAAATCTGAAACTTGTGCGCCACGCGATTTTGTCAGCGCGGCTTTGTTCACAGGTGTCAGCAAAGTCGGCGGCCATGACTCAATTCTTTTGGCTGGCACGAGCCTTCAAGTCCTCAAGTTTTGAAACACGTTTGACTTCAGCTACGCCTAGCCTTGAACGGTCTGTTGGTGTGAATCCAAGAAGCGACAAGTTAGCAACCAGTTGGCGATCTAGTTCACGCAACGACTTGCGTTCATCTGGTCTGTTGTTCTGCAAAACCTGAATGCGCAAGTTGCGCCGTTCATCTAGTAGTTCGCAGGTCATAAGCAGAATCTCAATGTCGGTTAGTGGACTCAACCACGTTTGACCCATTCCCCAAATACGTTCCCAAAGTTCTGTGCCGGCAGAACCCAATGGTCGGTTAGGTTCAGGGATTGAATAGGCAGATGGCAGAAGCACAAGTTCTTTCTGGTCTGGCAATGCACGTTTGCCCGGATTGCCAGTAATGCGTTTCTGTTCAATTGGTTTTGGTGGTCTGCCTCGCGGTGCCATGTTTAGTCCTCTACGAGTTCAGCCGTCTTGCCCGTTAAATTTTCCCAACGCTTAAGTATGACATCAACATATCTTGGATCTATTTCTGCTCCATAACAAACTTTATTCAATTGCTCACAGGCAAGCAAAGTTGTTCCAGAACCCAAAAAGAAATCACCTATGTTTTTTGCTTCAGGAATGTTCTTGATATATTTTATCAACAAGCCAATTGGTTTTTGTGTTAAATGCTCACCAGTTCTTGTTGGTGCATCACTTTCAAAATCTATGGAATCCCATCCAATCATTTTCTTGTTTGCATTCCAGACAAAAACTGGTTGCCAAGTCCAGAACATTCCACCTTTACCAGTAATTCCTGCGGTCATGCGCCAAACCAAAATTCGGTCAGCTTGTGGTTCTAGTTCTAATATTGCTTTGACCAACTTTGGCTTTGTGGCATTAAACATAAAAACAGGCCCAGAACAATTTGATAACGCAATGTCTAAATCTTTTTGAGTCAATGGTCTATCCCATTCAACATCCAAAACTCCGTACGGTGGGTCTTGAATAATTGCATCCAACTTCAATCCATTGAGCAATCTATCCAATTGTGTCTGATCATTAGAATCACCGCACAATAATCTGTGATTACCTAATTGCCAAATGTCACCCAATTTTGCTCTTGTCGGTGCATCATCAAAACTCAAAGGTTCTTCATCGTGTTCTTGACCTGCTGGCGGTTCTAGATTCTCGAAACCTAGTTCTTCAAGTTCCCAACCGTTCGCATCTAGTTCCAACAACTGATCTGCAAGAACCTTGTCATCCCATTCTGCAAGTTCTGCGGTGCGGTTGTCAGCTAGTGCGAACGCGCGTATCTGTTCCCAACTCCAACCAACTGGAGTTCTGGCAATTACGATTTCAGTCCAACCCAAATTCTTTGCGGCTTCAAGTGTGCCGTTACCAGCAACCACGATTGAGTCAGGCGTTACACAAATTGGTTTGCGCTGTCCAAATTTCAGCAATGAGTTCTCGATTGCTTGCAGGTTTCGCGCATCATGCTTAC